ATGGTGTTAGGTATAAAAATGGATGCTAAAGTAAGCCATGCAGAAATTACTAAACGTGTTGCAGCATGTGTAGTCGATGCAATAATATTTCTATCCTTTTATTTATTCACTTTGTTCATATCATCAGATAAATCCTTTACTGAATTTTTTAATTATATCTTTTCTGACACTGCTATAATCTCCACGTCAATTCAAGGGGAAGTATTAGAAACATTACTGTTTATAGCACTAGAAACATTAATGATAACAAAGTTTGGCTGGACTCCTGGAAAATTGCTATTTGGTATATACATAAAGGATGCAAATACACTTAAAAACGTTGCTTTAATGCAAGCAGTGATAAGGAGTACTCTTAAGGTGCTCTTGTTGAGCTGTATTTCTAACTGGTTCTTCATTTTACCAATTTTAGTTTTAATATTTGCAACATTTGATCAACGTAAACAGACTTTTTATGATAAAACTATAAAAACAGTGGTAATTGACTACAAACCTGAAAAACATCACTTAAATTTAAACTGTGTGGGGATAATTAGGCGCGCAGTAGCATATATTATAGACCATTTTATTATTATTGGAATTTCTTTAGCTTTTTTCTCTTTCGTACAAATAGCTTTTGATCCTATTAAAGCTGATTTATTAACCACATACTTATTTTTTCTACTATCAATAATATTTGGAGTATTCATGATGAGAAGATTTAGCGGTACTCCAGGACAACTATTGTGCGGTATTCACATAAAAGATGCAAATACACTTGAAAATATCACTTTAGTACAGGCAACAGTCAGGTACGTTTTGTTTGAAGCTTTTAATGTATTCATACCGTGTTATATTTTGTCTCTAGAAGAATTCTGTAATCAGCATAATTCTGAAAAGTGGTCTGGAGCTTTATTAACATTAACATTTGTAGTTATAATATTAATTTTTATATTCGCAATACTCGACAAACGCAAGCAGCTTTTTTACGATAAAATTGCAAAAACAGTGGCAATATACTACAAATCTTCAAGATAATTTTCTTCTTGCTATAATTGATAATATATGCCTACTGTAGTTGATGTGATTCTTTTAATACTAGTTTCAAGTAAACTATGCGATTTCTTACAATATAAAATTAATTTTCCATCCACATGGAAAAAATTATTGACACTCAAAATATCTGCGCTAAAGATTAGTCTGTATTTGGTATTTACATAAACTGTTTATAACCATTTAGTTTTATAGTGTGGGTAGTTTTAGTTATACTTAATGGTAATAAAATGCATGTGAATCAGCAACAATCCAGTAATGGTACAATTAATAAAATTGTTCAGCTACTACAGTCTGGTACTTTTAAGCAAAAAAATCTTAGTGATAAAATTAGTCATGAAGAAATAAGCAGATTAGTAAATGATATTATAAGTTCAAGTGAAGATAATACAGTTAAACTTCATCGTTCAAAACGAGGTATAGGAAATGATATATATAAAATAGCAACCTATATATATCGTTGGTATCAGCTGTCAAAAAAACTAGGTTGGGATCGTAGTTCACAGGTAGTTACGCGGCACTTAGGCACACAAAGTGGACAGCAGAAGGCTTTAGATACAGCCAGGGGTGCTTTAGGTGAGGTAGAAACTTTAGGTGATCTTATAGATACTCTTAAACGTTTTCTGTATCCTACAGGAGTGCCACAAGTTACAGAAGTGCCTCAGGTTACGGAAGTATCATATACTACAGATGGGCAACAAGTTACAACAGAAGGGCAATTAGTCACCGAAAAGCAACAAATTACAGAAGTACCTAGGGTTACAGAGAGACAGCAGGTTGCTGCTGAGCAAGATAATTTAGATGAAGAGGGATTCTTTGTAGCAAAAGGAAAGGATGAAAAAGGTGATATTCCTTTAGATGAAGGTTCAGGTTATGTAGATATAGCTGGATACTTTACGGAGAAAGGGCAACAAGTTACAGAAGTGCCACACACTACAGAGGGACAACAAGTTACAGAAGTGTCTCAGGTCACAAGAGGGCAACAGGTTACAGAGAGACAGCAAGTTACAACAGAAACGCAGCGAGTTACAGAAAGGCAACAAGTTACAAGAAGACAACGAACTACAGAAGTGCCTCAGGTCACAGAAAGGCAACAAGTCACAAGAAGACAACAAGTTACAGAAGTGCCTCAGGTCACAGAGAGACAACAGACTACGGGAAGACAGCAAGTTACAACAGAAATTTCACAAACTACAGAGGGACAGCAGGTTACGGAGGATTATAGTAATACATCTTTGCACGATGCTGCTGAGCAAGGTAATTTAAATGCAGTGAAATACTTTGTAGAAAGAGGGGCTGATGTTAATGCTAGAAATAAAGGAGAGAATACACCTTTGCATTTCGCTGCTAAGCGAGATAATTTGGATATAGTAAAGTACTTAGTGGAAAAAGGTGCTGACATTGATGCTAAGGATGGATGGACGGGACGTACACCTCTTTATATTGCTGCTGAACGAGGTAATTTAGAAGTTGTAAAATATCTAGTTGATAAAGGGGCTGATTTAAATAGTAAATTAAATGATTATGATAAAACACCCATACACGAAGTTGTTTTTCATTTAGACATGGTAAAATACTTTACAGATAAGAGAGCTGATGTTAAAGACACCGATGGCAACACACTTCTACATTTAGCTGCTCGATATGGTAGGCTGGATGCGGTAGAGTATCTCATAGAAAATGGTGCTGATATTAATGCTAAAGATAGGTATGGTAGAAAAACACCTTTGCATTGGGCAGTTTGGAACAACCAATTAGATGTAGTAAAATACCTTGTGAAAAAAGGAGCTGACATCAATGTTGCCGATGAGCATGAGGGACCTTTACATTTAGCTGCTGCAAAAGGTCACCTAGATATAGTAAAATACCTTATAGAGAAAGGAGCTAATATCAACACCGAAGCTAGTAGATCTGGTCGTACCTCTCTACACTTTGCTGCTCAAAGAGGCAGTTTAGAAGTTGTGAAATATCTAATTAATAAGGGAGCTGATTTAAACACTAAGGATAAGAATGGCGAAATTCCTTTACATTATGCTGTTAAAAGTTGTCACTTGGACATAGTAAAGTACTTAGTAGAGAAAGGGGCGGATGTTAATGCTAGGAATACAGAAGGTGAAACAGCTCTTATTATAGCTTTCAATACCCAAGATTATTATTGTGATAGACGACTAGATATGATGAAGTACCTAATAGACAAGGGAGCTGATGTTAATGCTAGAAATGAACAAGACAGATCAGTTTTATGCTTAGCTGCTGGTGATCGTAGATGGAATGACTTCGATTTTCTCATAGAAAATGGTGCTGATATTAATGCTAAAAGTAGATGTGGCGGCAATACACTTTTACATTTTGCTATTATGGGTAATCAGTATTGGTGTCATAGGTGTATTTACCCATCACCATCATCATTAAATACAATAAAATATCTTGTGGAAAGAGGAGCTAATGCTAATGTTGAAGATAATGATGGTGAAACACCATTAGATATTGCAAAAAGTAGAGGCTATTCACAAATTGTTGAATTTCTGTCGTCTTACCAACACGGAGACCGTAATCGCCGTGATATAGTACCAAGCAATTCATGGATGAACAATAGTGTTGTCATTTGGGTTAAAGGTCTAATATCGTCTACAGGATCTCCAGCTTTACTTACTTCTAGAGGACACAATAGTACTACTGTTACTTCTGTACCGGAAATAAACACTACTGTAGTAAATAACACACTATTATTAGGTATTCTAGCTGCTAGTCTGTTTAACAAAACACAATATAAGCAACCAATTCATGAAAGTCTTTTATCACCAAGAGAGCAGCTTATGAGGAATATAGACGACTCAAGTAGACTTTTGGAGGAATCTCTACAAAAAGCCAAAGAAGAGGGATGGAGTAGTCCTAGTACTGATGTGAATGAAGTGAAAATTAGTGACAACAAGACTGGAATGTGGAAATGAATGGAGGTTTCTCTAGCTTGATGTTTATTCTTTTTAAGATTGTGTTGAGCTAAAAGAAAACTGCAGGCTGGTCTATTTTTTCGATCTTTGTACTTGGCCTTGGCGTATTATACAGCTCAGTATGCTAATACAACTAATCACTTGCCATATTAAAGGTTACAGCGTCACTATAAAACATGGCTAAACTGGAGAAGTTTGGCTCTTACACAATAATTTTAGAGCTCTGGTGTCATTTCGTATATAAGTTAAGATTATTACTATTTTCATTATATAATTAAGCTTTTAACACTGATTTCCCCAATTTCTGGCACATCGATCTCCTGTTACTTTTGTAAATTAAGACCATAAAACTTCTCCATCTGCTCACCCCAAAGCATCGGTATTTCTCTTAAATCCACTAACCTCAAACCCCTTGGCTGCCTCCCATTTACTATATCTTCTTTAATTTTTGGTGCTAAATAATTTAATCTTAAAATTTGTTGTATACGTCTTGTACCTATATTAACTTTAGCACTCAGCTCTTTTATATTTGCGTATTTTCCTTCCTCTAGCTGACGTTTCCATAGGTGAGCCCTCACCACTGCTTTCAGTAATGCATTGTTTGTTTTCCCCTCTGGCTCTACTACTGTGCATTTGTTTCCTTTCTTTTTTATTGGTATAAATTCCACCTTATCCTCTGAGCTCACCTCTATTCCATCTTCTTTTACCATTACTCCCTTTATTAACTTTTTCACTACTTCTTTCTGTTTTCCAAAACTTAAATTTTTCCATTCTTCTCCACATTTTTCATATAAATCTTCTGCTCTTTTCATCACTTCTTTTTCCACTTTTCCTGCTACTACTGTTCGATTTACCGATTCACAACTTTTTCCTCTTAAATGGTTATTACATATATAATATCGGTACCTTTTATTCTCTTTTTTTGAGTACGTCAAAGTCATATTTACATCACAGCTTTTGCACTTAATTATTCCCCTAAGCAGCGCTTCCTCATATTTTGCTTTTCTATATGGCTGATTCCTTATTAATTCTTGTGCTTTTTGCCACTTTTCCTCTTCTATTATTGCTTCATGTTTTCCTTCATACTCTTTCTCATAATGCCGTATTTTTCCCATATATATTGGATTTGTTATTATTCTCCTCACCGTTGCTTTTTTAAAGATATCAAACCTTGCTTTCGTTCTGTAACCTTGACTATTTAACTCCCTTGCCAATTCTGCCATTGATTTTAGCTCCATATACCTCTCAAATATATGTTTTACCGTCTTTGCTTCTTTTCCATTTATTATTAATTCCTTATCTTTCACATCATACCCAAGCGGTAAAGTTCCACCCATCCATAATCCTTGTTCTTTTGATGTTGCTATTTTATTTTTTACTCTTTCTACGATCATTTCTCTTTCTAGTTGCGCTGCTCCTGATAATACCGTTTGTACAAATTTTCCCATTGGTGTGTTATTATCAAATATCTGCGTTACTGCTATAAAATTTACTCGGTGCCTTCTAAAAAATGATGTCACTTCTATGCTGTCTTTTGTTTCTCTTGATAGCCTATCGAGCGTATATACTACTACACAATCTACTTCTCCTGCCTTTACATCTTCAAATAATTCTTTTATTGCTGGTCTTTCTAAGTTTTTTCCTGAATATCCGCCATCATCGTACCTTTTTGCCAATGCTACCCATCCTTCTCGGCTTTTTATATATTTTTCACATGCTACACGTTGCGCATCAAGACTATTAAACTTTTGTTCTAGACCATCTTCATTTGATTTTCTCGTATATATTGCACATCTTACTTCTTTTAGCATTCTCTCTCCTCAATTTCCACTTTTGTCACGCATCCCGAATAATAAAGGTCCGTTGTAGCTCATTCCCATTATTTTCCCGGCTACTGCTGACAATGACGTATAAAATTCTTCTCTGTAGATTAAACCCTTATCTGTTACCATTATTGCATGTGTTTCTTCACCCCTTTCTAATATCAGCTCTGTTCCTGCTACTGGCAGTTTATCGCTACTTATTCTTTTTCCCTTCTCTAGTCGATCTGCTAGATATTCTAGTCTTTTTGCCCCCTTTCTTGATATTTCTCCATGCACTTTCTCCTGTAACCTATACGCCAATCTTGGTATCAGGTACTTCTTTGAATGTCTAGGTGCCTCTTCCCCATATACCTTCTTCCATATTTTTCTCATTTCACCCAAAGGTTTTTTCTCTAAATTCATTACTTTCTTTTCTATTTCTTTCTCCATATTTTTAGCCCTTCATAAATAGCTTTTCAATTCTGTCTATTTCTTTCTTCAATATTTCAGTGATCTCCTTACTGTTTTTCGCATAATCCATTGCTGTCATTCCAAATTTATCCGCTTGTTCTATTTCTCCTCCAGCCTTCACTAATTCTTTCACTATCTCTTTTTCGCCTATCATGCATGCAAGGTGCAGCGGTGTGCATTTATTTCCATATTCTTCCGCATTTACATTCCCTCCTGATTTTATCAATTCCCTCACGATTTCTAGACGTTTCTCCGTTACCGCTAGGTGCAGTGCTGTGTATCCTTCTACATCTTTAGCATTCACATTCGCTCCTTTTTCGACTAATAATCTCACTGTTTTTGCGTCTACTGCATAATGTAGTTCCCTTTTCGTCTCTTTCTTTTTAAATGAGCTCTCTAATAGAGATTTCTCTTTCTTACCAAGCTTTATCATAATCTACCCCTACCTTTCTTTAAACCTAAGCCTTCCTTTTCACCACCTCATCTATCATCTCATTTACTTGGCTCATTATTTTGCTTGCTAAATTTTCACATTCTTCCTTTATTAGTGATTTGTCTCTCTTTCTTATTTCTCCTATCTCTATTATTTTTAGCTCCGGCATGTAGCTTCCATTCAACATGTCTGCTATTTCTCCCACTAGCCCCTCTATTCCATAGCACGTCAGTTCTCTACTTTTTGTTATTCCTCCTTTTTCTCTCAAAAATTTACTTGCCTTTTCACTCTCTTTGCTATCACATAGGCAATACTTTTCACTTTCCCAGATGTAATACATTGGTGTTGCACCATACTTATTCAGTTGATTAACTTCAGCTCCGGCCTTCACTAGCTCTTTTATTATTTCAACTCCTGCTCCTCCTATTTTGCACGCAGAGTGGAGTGGCGTACATCCAGTGACATATTGAGTAGCATTTACTTCCGCTCCTTCTCTTAGCAGCACTTTTACATTTTCTAAGCTTTTCGCAAATACTGCACAGTGCAGAGGTGTATAACCATTTTTATCTCTTGCATTTACCTCTGCTCCTTTCTTTATTAAGAACCTCACTGTTTTGTAATTGGAGATTTCTACTGCTTGGTGTAATATCGTCTCTCCTTCTTCATTTCTTTTATTAATATCCTTACTTGATACTTCTTTACAAAACTTACTAAAAGATTCTTTGCTAAACTTCATACTTACCTCACAAAATTAGCTTTTCTAGCGCCAGACAAATTTCTTATATTTACCTGCCGCTATTCAAGTCATGTCCTTTTTAGCATGAGAAAGCAAGTCCTTTTCTTTTTATTTCATACATTTTAACCTATTATTAATATAATATATGAGGATCTAAATATAAGTATTTAACTTATTATAGATATTACTTGACTATTTTTCCAACTTCTGTGCAAATGTCGATGTTCGTGCCATTTCAGTACTCCCGGGTAAAACACTAAAATGTGCTTTTCTAATTCGTGTATTGAGTCTTTTTGCTCTGAATATAAGTCGTTTTTATAGTAAATGTTGTGTTCTGCTAAAACATATTTTCTGACCTTCTGATCTGTATAATTTTCTACTTTGTAACGATGGATAATACTGAATCTTTCTAAAATTGGCTTGTGTTTTAAATTCCAACGTTGCCCTGAAAGTTTATCGTTTCCCAATACAAATTTATTTCCTTTTTCTTCTACGCTACTTACTGGAAAGCACCCATTTATTTCTCCTAATTTCCAGCTATCTGACAGTACAATCTGTGCTTTGGCAAACTTTATTTCTGGTAATAAGCTCTGTGATAGAGGATATAGTGCTTTTAAGTTGTACCACTGATGACTTCTTTCATAAATGCCTTTGTAATCCTTTGTATGAGCCTCTGTTTCTCCAAGTACTGCTACATCTAGGCGATATATATCATTGCTTAAAGCTCGTTCATAATGATCGCGTAGATAGTTTTCTATAATCCTAATAACTGGACCACTAGACCTGAAAAAATTTACTCTTCCAAATGATAACACTGGTCCATCTTTTTCTATTTTTACCCCTGAATAATCAGAAAGAAGATCTCCAAATAAACTCTCATCCAATATAAATCTCTGCACATTATAATAATCGTTAAAAATCCTCATCAATCTGGATCTTACAGGCAGTGATAGTTTTGCAAGTTCTACTACTGCATCTACGAAGAAGTCATTTGGTACCTCTTTTATCCCTACTTGCAACTCAAAAAAATGTTTACCAGGTGGTTCTTCAATAATTTTAATATCTTCTATATTTGCCCATTTTAGTGCTATTTTTAGTGATGCTGGAGTTCCTCGCAGTCTTTGAAATTTTACTCCTTCTATTACGGCTTTTCTTCTATCTTTTACCCAACGCAGTATCTCTTCTAAACCATATTCTTCTATTATCCACGGCAATGTTTCTTCTTTAAGACTAAATTTAAATCTCCTGATGCAACTTGGATCAACTTTGTAATCGATTGCATCAACCAATGCTTGCTCTTGCTTTGTCGCGTTTGGGGGTAATAGCATTACTCAATCTTTAAATTTCGCAAATTTGCACACTCGTTACCTAGCACCACAACATCCTCTTTTGGCTCGATTAATTCTACGTTTTCTACACCATCTACAAATAGATTCGCTATTATCCACGATCTTGTTACACTCCACCCTAATCTTTTTGCTAATTCAAACTTCTCAATAAACTGCTTCTTGATTTCCTCCTTCGATATTACAGGACTTATGCTCATTCTGCTGTGAATATCTATTTCCGTAATATTGCAACCAACTACTGTTACTGTATCTGTTAAAACCCTTATATCATCTCTAGTAACCTGCTTTTTTACAATTTCTAGTAGCTCTTCTGACAATATGCCAGTTTGTGTTGATAAGATTGAAATTTGTACTTTTCCTGGTATAGGTGATTCTACTAGTGCATCTTTTACTCTACTATCTGCTGACAGTGCATGATATTTATAATATTCCTTACTTCCTCCTGTTGACCAACCTGCTATTTTTGCTTTTATTCTTTTTCTAAAATGTTCATCATCTTCTTCATTTTGCCTCTCTACTCCATAAAATTCAGCTAAAGAGTCAAGATCTTCTCCTGTTGCAAATTTAAGTAAATTACCCTTTACAGCTTCGTTTATCCTTTGTCTGAGTAAAAGTTCTCGCCATGCTGCTACTTCTAATACCTTCATTGCTGGATCACTTTCTACCAATCCTGTAAAACTTGCATCTCGCTTTACTAACTCTTCCTTCATTCTCGAAAAGATTTCTTCATAACTCAGCTTTTCTACAATATTTAGCTGCTTCATCTTTAAACTACAATTTCATCAAAATGAATGTTTTTCCCGCTTGGTAAGTATAATCCTTCTAGATCAAGCGTTACTTTTCCTTCTTTCACCTCTGTCATTTTTACTTTTTCTAGCTTAAATCTTTCCTCCCACCTTTGTAGAGCTTCTGCTACTGCTGAATAGATTTCCAAAGTTAGATCTCTATTTATTGACTTATCTACTAATTCAAATAATCGAGAACCATAATCTCTCCTCATTATTCTACTGTTAATAGGAGTGGTCAGTATATCAATTATCGACTGCTTTAAGTGCTCTATTCCTTCTAACGTTTTTCCTGTTTTAGCATCCATACCCTTCATTTCTATTTTGCAAAAACGCTTTCACTGCCTTTTATTACTTTAAACCCACATGAAACTATATCTCCTACTCTTCCTACACTAAGACCATTTGCAAACACTGTTTTTGATCCTTGAATCATTACTTTTCCTTCACTAAAACTTTCTCCTTGTCTACATATTGACTTACCGTTTACAAAAACATTATTACTTCCGCTAATGCAGAAATGTGGTATAGCTTCTCCACAATAGTCTCCTAACCTTACTATTCCTTTGTTCAATTTAAGTCGATCCTTTCTGCTTTCAGTTTTATTCCACTTTTTGTCATTTCTATGCTCGATTCCCCAGCTTTCAGTGTTATTTTGTCTACTACTTCAATCTCTAAATGATGTTTATCTTTATCGTATGACAACTTTGTTCCATCTTGAAATGTTAAGCTACTCACCTCTTTTTTATTTTCTGGTGCAGAGTACTTTTGTTGATATATTCCAGGAAGTACTACTCCTAAAGATAATTCTCCTAGCGGGGAAAGTATCACTACTTGCTCATCAATACCTGGCGGAGACCAATTTCTATCTTTTCCTGCTTTGCTTGTTATCCATGGCAACCAATCTGTTAAAAATTCGCCTATTTTAATTCTTACTTTTGCTTTTTCATAATCTACTTCTTTTACAAGCCCTATTCGTACAATGTTTGCTAATTTTCTTTGCAGCTCTGAAATAGCAAAATTACTCTCTAACATTTTCTCCTATTGTAATCGTATGTGGTTTAATCTTATTTTCTGTCCATATCGATTTACCTAAATGAAGCTGATGACTCCACTCAACCAACCACAACAAATACGCATCTAATTCGGGTCTAAATCCGTCAATTTCCGTAGAGATAAATTCTCCTGGTGAAACATTTTCCACATTCCAAGTATTTTTATTTACTACTCTTGCTACTTCTGCTGCTAATGTTCTGACAATAATAGGGGCATTTTCTATTGTGCTATCAGTCACAATGCGTGCTTCAAATCTTGCTTTCAGCGCTAATTCCTCTGTTCCAGGATCTTTTCCCGATTCTAAACTCACAAGCTCTACAAATAACGCTGGCGCTAATAATTCTTTTCTTATCGATGGATAAATTTCACAAGTTTGAATTGCTGGTATTTCTCTCTTCAGCGTGGTACAAATTTTATCATGTAAATCTTTCAAATTCATCCTTTATAGCTCAATTCACGTTCAAAAAATTTTGTAAACACTTTCTCAACCTCATAATTAACAAGATTTCCTATTATCCTTGAAGCCTCAGGTTCGAGTGGTAGTTTTACTTCCTTTATTGGAAATGCTGCTCTTCCTTCACGTTTAAACATACCGCTATTTCCTTTTGGCATAACTGCTGCAAATCCTCCTATAAACTCATGCTTTCCTACTTTCGATCCTCTTTTTGTTTTTTGTATTTTGCCAATTGCCGATGCTCTAATGTCATAGAGATTTGCTCTAATTAACACTTCTAATCTGCTAGTTTTCGCCTTAAAAATTCTTAATCTCTTTCTTATCAAACTTTTCTTTTCCTCACTGATTTCCTTAGCTGCTTGCGCTTTTAACCATAGTGCTGTTTTGTTTAATGCTCTCACTATTGCTAATTCTATTTTTTTTCTTTTAGCATTTACACTTTCTATTACCTCAACTTCTATATGCACAGACATTTTACACCCCAGATGCTTCGATTCTCCAGATCATTCCAGACTTATCCCTAAGTGGTGGCGTGTGTATTTTGTATTTGCAATCACCTATAACAAAAATATCTCCTACAATTGGCCTCAGTATATCAAAAATGCTTACCTCAAGAAAAAGCATCTCTCCCACAAATTGTCCTTCACCAATCTCGTATAATTTATCTGGCTCTTGCTTTAATACTTGTACCATATATGACTTATCCTTTGACTCATACAAAGCTTGCTGCCCCAGATGTTCGAAGCAATCTTTAAATAATTTTGATATGTTTTTCACCTTCTGCTACTTTTTCAATGGACTGGAGAAACACCACTGAATACCGTATTCATCCTTTACTACACCAAATCTGTAACCCCAATGCATATTCTCTAACGACCTTTCTACTTGCATTCCTTTACTTACTGCCTTATTAAACAACTCGTCAGCATTTTCAACATAGACACATAGCTTAGCAGCTTGTAAAACATTCCCGCCAGCGATAGAATTACTTTGTACATCATCGATATATACTAATGAATCACCTATCTGTATTGCTGCATGCATTACCATATTCTTATTGTTTTCATCAAAGTGAATTTCCAATACTTTTGCATTTAAGGCTTGTTTATATAATTCAATAGCAGACGTAGCGTCTTTTATAATTAATATTGGAATTATTTTTCCTAATAGTTCTGTCATATTTTACCTATAAATAAAAATATACTGCTAAGATTACAATACGTTCACAAATTTACACAGTAATTTTTACCAAAACGGCCGGGCGGTGGCACATTGGCAGAGGATTTGACTGCGTATGTAAATCTGTTCCTCTATCAAATCTTCTTGGCTCTTGTTTTGCATATAGTGGCTGTCCTAGTGTATTTACTGTTTCATTAAAATCTGCTGGTGCAAAATATGTTGTAAATGTGCTCGCTGTTCCTAGTGGAAAACAGTGCCCTGTATCTTTCTCAATAAATCTTCTCACCGTTCCTTCAGGGTCAGTTGCTTGCCCTCTATATTCCTCAAACGTTATTCCACAGAACGTAAACCCTGACCTCATATCATTCCGAAGCGCTGCTCCTTCTTGCCATCTCTCATATGCTTCTTTCACTTTAGTATGAGAAGTAAGTGCATCAAAAAACTCAGGGCTTATGAGTGCATGAATTCCCGTCATATATTCACCACTTAAGTTGTCTTCAATATGTCGCAATACTTCCAGACACTTACGCTTTACATCAGTTGTTGCTGTTCCAAGGGCAAAATTTACTACTTTTGGCGTGATTTCAAATTCGTTGTACAGATTTAATAATTCACTGCCATCTGCGTCCAGAATTATTCCTTTCAGCGCTCCCATTCGCAAATGCTCTAATGTTATTGCGTGCTTGTTTCTCATTAGCTGTAAATGGTCAGTTATTACGTCTGCAAGCGCTTTAAGTTCACTCTCTGATCCAAATGCCCTTATTCCTTGTACTTCCTCTGGCAGTACTACATCATCATGTGGAATATGTGGAATCGTAAACGTTCTTACCTTTCTTTTTCCTCTTTTTCCTACTGTTGCTGGCGCCCCTGGAACTTGCGTTGGTAGTAAACTTAAAACTCCGTTATGTTCTTCTATTGTAATATGTCTAAATCTTACTGACCTACTTGGAAACAAATTTAAATTTTCAACTCGTCCATAATTTATCGGCAATATATTCATCGCATTTGTTAGTGCCGTCATGCTAAATGCTGTATTTGTAAATGGATTTTGCATTCTTTTTCCCCCTTATTAATTTAAGTTACACTCCCTTGCGGACAATGATCCCTCGTCCTTCAAGTTGCTTTATTGCTGCAGCTTTTTGCTCTTCAGTGATACCTGCTGGCCACACAACTGCATGATCTGCTAGTATTGCACCACGAGCAATAATTACTCCTTTACTATTTTCCTTTGCGTTTACATCGCTTGCTATCACTCCTATCGCCGTTTGTGTACCATCTGTGGCAGTTGGATTTAAAGCTTTAATAAAACCATCTTTAGTATCATAACCAACTACTGTTCCCAGCTTTAGATTTTGTCCCTTGGCTACTGTTATCTGATCTCTTGAATATAAGTTGGACACTTCATATTTCAGAAGATCTCCTAAATTATTTCCTTCAGTTATACTTATCATGTCTTTTTCTCTCCTTTTTTTATTTTTTTACCGCCATATTTGTGGTTGTTATACACGGCGGTTATACACATACTTTAAATGTTTGATTGCGCACGACTTTTCGCTACCTGCATCATCAACTCTTCTCCTGAATTCTGTGGTATTGCACTCAGTATCTCTGTCTTTTTCGTTCGCTCTGCAAGTAATTCCATTAAAACCTCCCTTGCTTGCTCAACACTTACACTTTGCTCAATAAATTCTCCTATCTTTTCTGGCATCTTCGATAAATTACATAAACGTATTAATTCAAGAACTTCAGTACGATACTTGGTTAAATTATCAGTTTCTAGGTCATTTGTAGTTTGTTCATTCATAGTAATACTCCTATTTTTATTAATAGATGAAAGAATTGTCATTCCGTCTGCAAGACCTATTTCTACTGCTTTCTCCCCAAAATATAGCCCTGCTTCCGTTGATTTGATTGCTTCTATAGAAAGGTTTCGATTTCGTGCTATTAGCTGCACAAACATTTCATATAGTCGGTCTACTTCTTTTTGTAAGCTTTCCAGACTTTCAGACGTCATTGGCTCATGTGGATTTAAATCATTTTTTCTACTTCCTGCAAATACTGTGGTATATTTTATTCCACATTTTTCATCAAACCCACTTTGATCTATATGACTTGCTATTACTCCTATACTGCCAACACCAGAAGTTCTGCTCACAAATACCTTCTCAGCGCTAGAGGCTATAGCATATGCAGCAGAGTATGCATCATCATTTGCTATCGCTATTATCCTCTTTTTTGCTCTTGATTCATAAATAAAATCAGCCAGGTCAAATATACCGTTTACCTCTCCTCCTGGGCTGTCTATTTCCAGTATAATTGTCTCTATGCTACTATCTGCTAATGCTTGTGTAATTTGTTCTTCTATTTGCTCATATGATGTCATTCCCAGAAAGACGTCAAAAGCTCCTGGTTTTTTGGTCAAAATTCCATGTATTGCTATTACTGCTGTTTTTTCTATATTCTGATTTACTGTATGTTTTATATTTTTCAAGATAGGTTGTTTTCCCTTATATAGTGACAACAGGTCAAAGCTTTTTTGCTCTATCATCATCGGCCTACATAGCCAGTTGGTTTGTAAAATTTCCATAAAGTAAACGAGATTTATTTTGTTTGTGTCCTGACATCAGAATCAAAGAAAAGGTTGAGAGAATCAGCACGCTTTTGATCTTCTGCTATTTCTTGGTCAATTTCTTCTACATCGTAACCCATTTCTGATACTACTTCCGATCGACTCTTAAATCCATTTCTTACTGCCATCTGTTGTGCTTGTTGATCTTTCAGTGGATCCACCCAATCAAATCCCTGTGGTATCCATTTTACTTCTTCTTTCGCTGCTTTTGCCACTTTTTCATCTATACGGAGTTCTCCACAAAGTACTGCTAACTCTAGCCATCTACTCCATACTGGTCTACAAAATTGGAATACCATAATGTTATGTTGCAGCATAGCGCATCGACGACGAAACTCTATCAGTCCTGCTCTGATTGATGAATAATTAACACCGGTTAAATCTCCTGTTAGTTGTTCGTATGTTATCCCTGTGCCTATTGCTATTGCCCTCAGTTGCTGTCTCATAAATGCTTCATAGCTTCCTCCTACATCAGATGGCTCTGAAAACTTTATATCCTCACCTGGATCAAGTAGTTGCATAGTACCAGGTTCTAGGCCAGATAGTGCTACTCCTTGCTCACTTGCTTCACCTTCTCCCATGATATTTGCTTCTGGATCGAGTCTTGTAATAAATCCAGCAAACATTGCTGCTGTCTTTTTTCTCACTAATTCTGCATCATCATACTGGTCAAGTTCGTAAAGTTTTAAAAGCACGTTAGAAAGCCAAGGTTCCCCTCTAATTTGTCCAGGTCTCAGTGGTTTATAGATATGTAAAACATCGTTTGCTGGTACTCTTACTGACTCTCCAAAGGTATTTTCACCAGGGTGTTCTTTAAATAAGTAATAAGCTTCTCTTTGCCCAAGCTTGTTAAACTCAATCCTTGCTACATTAAATGCCTCACTTTTTACTTCTTCTACTGCTACAAGTTCTCCTATCTCAGCCTTAGCTTTTGCCTCAAGCAATTTGCCACGTTCCATTTCATTTTTTATTCTAGTTTTTAGCAACATCGTAGAAAGTTTTTCTCCGCTTTCTGAATAGTTTTTTCTTCTCAGTGGTTGACTTGGATCTCTTATTGTTTCTATAGCTCTGTTTGCTTGTTCTCGGTCAATGAGTCCATCCTCCAGCTCAACTATTCCTTTTTTTACTAAATAACAGACATATTGCTTTGATACTCCTATCTCTCTTGCCCATTCTGTTTGTGTGATTTTCACTTTTTTTTGCCTATTTTTTACGAGTTTTCTTCTTGAGTCTCTGAAAAGGTTTTGCCAGTATCAGCAATTCCCTACCTGTTTATACTTGCCAATATTTCAGAGATATTTTACTAACACAAAGCAAAATACTCCGGTGCTTTCTTTTTACATAGTGAAATTTGGCTATTTTCAACTAATACTATAAATTACATCTTTGTAGTTATGAGATTCAACCACTACTTGCTCTAGCGTTAAACTGCTGCATTTAGCATCTTTACTATGGTTTTCTTCAAGCACTTTTGTCCTTGCTTCCTTTGTTTCCTCAATGAACTTTCCATTAACTTTTTCTGGTTCAATTCTTTCCTCACAATATACAAGATTTGTGCAATTTGTTTTTCTGTAGTAATGTACTCCAAGGAATATCACTGATAGTGCAAGTATACTCGAGCCTACAAGTACTGATAGCCCTACGTTATTAATCAAAGCGTTCTGGTAAAACTTCTGTACACTATGAATACCACCTTCTACATACAGTAATAAAGGCAATACTATATTTGCAGCAACCAAACTGCTTAATAATGCTGTAAATAATGGCCTATCTTTGATTACTGATTCTACTTTATTTCTTCTACTAATGACTTTGTCGTCAATATTAATGAAGTTGTTCTTACCCTTCCAAGCGTTAAGTGTAAAATGTGAATGAGTACCATTGCTGTATTCAAGTTTGAATGATTTTATTACTTTATCTTTTGGTTGATACTTTAGCACCTGATTCAAAGTTTCATTCGCATTCTTTCCTCCTATTTGACACTCTTCAGTATCTCTAAATTGCTTTATTCCACAAAATATTGTGCTAATTGCAAGCAATGAAGTAATTGCTATCATTGGCATAGTAATATAGAGAGGGCTGTTTGCAAAAAATGCAATAAATTGTCCTTTATCCTGTAGATATACCAAAGCTGCAGAAGCGCTAAGTGCAACAGCAGCTATACCGAAAATTACAAATTCCTTCTGCTGCACTGCATATTTTACTCTTGGCAAAATTCTATTTGTTTTCTTTTCTTTTTTAATTAACGGGGTTTCTTCATTATCACTTTTTTCTGATGAGCTAGTTGAAAGTGTAACTGGACTATCATGATTTAATGACATATTCTCCCATCCTTGATTGCCACAAAACTCACTCATTTCTGTTACTTGAGAATTTGATCTTGTCATCTCTGCACTTCTATTGTCTATTCCACTATCACTTCCTTCCAAACTCTTTTTTAAAAATTTTGTATTCAGATCTATAGGTTCATCAATTGATCCTTTCTTAATTGATGTTTCTTCAGAATTTGACTTTTCCATCTCCGGACTTTGATCGTTTATTTCACCATCTAAACCTCTTTTCGAGAATTTTTTATTTTTGTCTATAGTTGCATACATAGGTTCTCCTATAGCTTCTTGCTCATCACATTTTTCTCCATTTAATTGGAAAGAAGAATGTGGTAGCTTTGGTGGTGCAATATCCTGAATAATACTCAACCGATGATTTTCTGCTGTTCTAGGTGAAGGTGGAGCTACATTTCTAATATTGTCCTTCTCCAACATTCCATTCCTAGGTAACGGCTTTGGTTTATCTCCTAATTCTTTATCCTCTTCCTCTTTTTGCATTTCTTTTGTATTGTCTATTTTGGGGTTGGAAGATGTGTTGGATGCTGCCTCAAGCTGATCAAGAGAATACGGACGGTTATATTCTATTCCATTTGCCTCACAAACTGCATTAAATTCGTCCTCTATGTCTTTACCATCATCAAATACTAAAGAAGAACAACTCACTGAAAAATCAGCACCTGCTTCGTCTATTTTTGCTGTAATACTGCTATCACTACTATTGCTAATCACATTTAAAGAAGCTAGTTTGCATTCAGTGTTCAGGTCAGGTTCTTGCTTCGTACCTTTTTCAAACAATTCAATTCTCTCCTTAACAGAGAGTGTAGAATTTGAAACATTATTTTCTACTTCTTCAGAAAACGATGCTTCATTATTTGTTTGCGACGTTACTACTCCAGCTAACGTCTTTTCTTGATTCATTAAGTACACCACATTTAATCCAAAGTTATTTGTTACGCTAAACTCATTAAAATACGGTATATACCAGTAAATTAATATTACAACTACCAAGGCTTACTAAATTTCTGTTTGCGTTATCTTTTCCACTTTTTTCTTACTGTTTTTCTTCTTGAATCTCTGAAAAAGTTTTACCAGCACCAGAAAGAATTGCCTCCCTGCCTGTATACACTTGCCAACGTTTTATCGTTACATCTACAAATTTTGAATCTAGCTCTATTGTTCTACAAATTCTTCCTGTTCTCTCACATGCAATCAGTGTGCTGCCAGAGCCGCTAAATGGATCAAGTACTATGTCTCCTGGTCTGCTGCTGTTTACTATTGCTCTCTCCATTAGCTCTACTGGCTTCATCGTTGGGTGTAGTGTATTGTGTGTTGGCTTATCATAAAACCACAGATCACTTTGATTTCTTCCTCCATGCCACTCACGTTTATTGCCGCTTTTCCATCCATAAAGCATTGCTTCGTATTGTCTTTGATAATCTGATCTTCCTAGCGTAAAGTGATTCTTCGCCCAAATGATAAAAGTTGACCATTTTCCTCCCGCTTCCTCAAATGCTTTTTGCAACGTTGAAAACTCTGATGATGATATGCAGATGTAAATTGCTCCTTTCGTATATGCTAAAATATGGGAACAGATGTCGTAGAGAAAAAGCTCATACTTTTCACCTTGATTATCGTTTAGTATCTTTTTATCCTCTCTTTCTTGACTGCTACCATAATCAACGTTATATGGAGGATCACAAACAGTAATGTCTGCCATTTTATCATCTAACAGCGCTTTATATGATTCAACTACAGAGCTATCACCACAATAGATTCGATGATCACCTAAAATCCATAGATCACCTGGTTTTGTTATTTCTACCTTTTTGTCATCAACAACTAAGTCAGAAAGATCTTCTTTTTCACTATCTAAATCATCAAGGAAATGTTGAACTTTTTCTAATTCAAATCCAGTCATTTTAAGATCAAACTGTAAATCTTCTAACTCTTGAATTTCTACTTTCAAAAGCTCATCATCCCACTTTGCCCAATTAGCTGATTGATTTGCCAGCAATCGAAAAGCTTTGGTTTGTGGTTCATTTAGATTATCACTGAGGACCACTGGAATACTCTCCATACCAAGTTTTCTTGCTGCTTTAAGTCTTAAATGGCCATCAACCACAGTCCCATCGCTTTTTGCAACTATTGGTATACGAAAACCAAACTCCCGAATAGAAGCACACATTCTATTTACTACGTCATCATTTTTACGTGGGTTACGCTCATATTCGACTAGATCTCGAGTAGGATAGTAGTGGATTGCTAAATTCATATATGTTTAAATTCTTAATAATTAAAAAGTTAATATTCAAAATATGTCTAACACTAGAAAAGGCCTGAGGTCAGCACCACCAAACCCGCCATTATAGCCGAAAGGACCCACTTTTATGGTATTTTTAATGTGTTAAAATCTTTACTAAAATTCATAACGTAGAATATTAGTGCCAAAGCATCAGATTCATTATCATCTCTAGGTAAAAACCCTTTTTCCTTTACAGCTTCAATAACTTCACTCTTACTTGCGTTACCATTACCAGCTATAAAGCGTTTGATAGTTTTAACATTAACACCTTTGTACGGCACATGATGTTCTTCACACCAAGCAGATAGAACGGCAAGAAAACCACCGTAGCAATGCGCTGCATCAGTTCCTAGATGTCTTCTTACTTCCTCAAGATACACTACAGAAATCTCTTTCAAAGAATTAAGCCAATTACGAAAATTTAAGAAGCACATGCCACCTCCACTAAAACGACTAGTATGAAAACTCTCACTGCCACTTTCAATTACTCCATCTGTAAGAATTGCCCAGCCCGTTTGCTTGCCGAGATCAAGTGTTAGGATTGACATTTTCTTTATGTTTGAAGCGCGTAGAGGTAAACTAACCTCGTTGAAACAATGCCCTTCTATTATATATATACCGGATTTCTTACTACTTTTTCCGGGATTTTTTCAAAAAAAGTTAAAATAATTTTAAGACAGCTAAGGAATTAAAGAGCTTTGAAAATCAGCTATATCTTTTACAGCAGCTTCTTCGCTATTTGAGTTGTTTCCATTTTGGAAATAACTGTTTATTTGGGTTTAGAAGAGATTACATGAGATTTTGGCAAAACATATCGTCTCCCCTATCTAAATCAGAGATAACGCTATAATAGCCCTTTAAAATATTTTAAAGAATTAAGTTGCAGTAGAGGCAGTTAATTGGTTATAATGAAAAGCAGCTCTTTCCTACAAGTGCTATATAGAACTTTACCTTTATTAAAAGTGGCTCACATATGTTTCTTCAGCAACAGTTTACTTATAAAGTGGAGGTAGGTAATGGATGAAAGTAAGATCATATTTTATACTACTCCAGGTGGAAATATAGAAATTGAAGTTTTATGCAGAAATGAAAATCTTTGGCTTACACAGAAAAAGATGGCTGAATTGTTTGATGTTCAGTTGCCGGCTATTAGTAAGCATATTAAAAACATATTTGAGTCTGGTGAATTACAGGAAAAAGAAGTTATTTCCACTTTTGATGTCACTGCTGCAGATGGTAAAAATTACCCGACGCAATTTTACAATGTAGATACAATCATAGCTGTTGGTTATCGAGTTAATTCTAAAAAGGCTACATCTTTCAGAGTATGGGCTACAAAAATTTTGAGAGATTTTATCATCAAAGGATTTGCATTAGATAGCGAACGGCTAAAAAACGGCCCAAAGTTTGGCAAAGACTACTTCAATGAATTACTTGAAAAAATCAGGGAAATACGAGCATCCGAACGTAGGTTTTACCAGAAGATTACCGACATTTATGCTGAATGCTCTGCAGACTATGATCCAAATTCAGAAATAACAAAACAGTTTTACGCAAAAGTACAAAATAAATTATATTGGGCAATTTATGGCTTAACTGCAGCAGAGTTGATATGTTCACGAGCTGACCACAAAAAGCTGCATATGGGGCTAACTACATGGAAAGATGGTCCAGGTAACAAAATTCATAAGAGTGATGTCAGTACTGCGAAAAACTATTTGACTAAGGAAGAGTTGAGTGAACTAAATCATATTGTTTCGATGTATCTAGATTATGCAGAACTTCAAGCAAGAAAGCATCGGCTAATGAAAATGCAGAATTGGGTTGAAAAGTTGGATGCATTTCTATTGTTCAATGATTATGAAGTACTTAAAGATGCTGGTAAAGTTAGTGCTGAAGTTGCAAAAGCTCTAGCTGAAGGAGAATACGAAAAGTACAGAGTTATACAAGATAAATTACATGAATCTGACTTTGATGAATTGATTAAAGCAAGTAAAGAAAGTGAGAAAATAACTACAACAAAAACCAGCTTGTAGTTGAGCTATCTGTGTTTGACATCTTGCTTTTGTTTTAATTTCAAGGGGTGAACCACCCTAGTGAAAACATAAATCTTTATAACCAGCTCTTGTTATATATATTTACCTAAATTACAAAAGCTGTTCACTTTTTTGAAAAAATATTTTACAACAAATAAAAAACATGATAAAATAAAGTGAGGCTTTTTGTAGTAAGTAAAAGTTTAAGGTAAAGGATAATTTAGAAATGCCTCATAATCGAGTTTTAAGCTACCTTACATAAGTAACTTAGGTCTTAGTAGTATAATTGTACCCTGGAGTCGTAGAATCTTTTTAAAACGATATTATTAGCCATCTTGTTTTTTGTAAGCATTTGTCTTTCATCTTTTTTTAGGTTATCCAAAATGCAATAGCAGGTTTTTCATATTTTTGTCTCTGTGTTGTATTTTTATTTAGGGCGATCTGATTCATTAAGTCTTTTGAAAATAGAAAAGTAATACACTAAGTGGCTAAAAGCATAGAAATTCAGTGAGTTAAGTATAGTATGTTTTTGTTCCTAATTTTTCAATTTTACTGGAAATCACAAAACTAAGAACAGCTTCTTATTCCTTAAAACCTTACTTTGAAGAATAGGCCACACATTTATCTTCCTTTGAGTGATGCCTTTGACTATCTTACAATAACTAGGTTTATGTCTACTAATATCATGAAATGCAGCTGGTCCACCTGTATGCGTAAGTAGTTAGAGTAGGTTATAGGTGACTTTAAAAAACCGGTTAGTTGCCACTTGAGTTTATTTTTTAAATGACTTTTATATTTCGGTTAAAAATTTAAATGGACGGTATATTAGCCTTTTTGAAAACCATTTCAGTTGAGCACCGCGGAACTTCTCTTAAGGTTTATATTATAATAAACTTATTACAGTTCATGTTTTTTTTGCTTAACTTGTTATTTAAAAATTAAAAAAGTAATAAATTAAACACTTAAGCGCGTTAATAATATTTAGGTAGGTATTATGAAAGGTACATATCCTATATGTTCTATTATTATATATTATTATTTATTATATATATAATATATAAGGTTTTACCTGAAACTGGGCTACACTCAAAAACCCGCTATAATCCTAGCTTTTAAAGCAATTAAGAAGTTTTTTTGAATTTCAAACTTAAATTACTCTTAACCCTTTAATATAGGCGGGTTTTTTCCTTTTAGGAGATTTCATTTTCCAATCTAAAATGGCTTAAACTGCCAAAAATCTATGTAATCTCGAATCTAAAGTACTTAATTCACAAATAATTATTATGAATACCTTTACCAATATAGCGTTTTGTGGCTACTTCTTATAGACTCTCCCCTGAGTATATTGTAAACACGTTAAGCTCTATTAAAGTTTAATAGCAAAATCGTAATGAAAAAAATTTTAGAGCAAATCATATTTCAAACCACATTTACAGTATATATCTGTTATGGAGGAGAAGAAAGGATGGCTTATTTGGTTATTCTCATAAGCAAAGTATAGTATATTTTGCAACATAATGCAGACGCAACTTATAGGCGGCCTTTTTGTTTAAAGTTAAAATGAAATTAAATTTTGTAATTTTTTTGAGGAGTGTAAGTTGAGAGCAGAGTTAAATTTTCAATACCACCATTTACCTCTACAGAAGAGAACTTTTTTAACCTCAGTTATGGATTAGCCGATAAAGAAAGGCATAGAAATAGAAGGCTTTTTGGACTGCATGGAGTAGGAAATCAGAACAGAAAAAACATGAATTAGGAAATTTGTTGGCGATCTATGTCTTGTATGCTCAATCTCAAATTTGTTTTTCAAGGAATCAAAAACAGTCTCAATAATCGACCTTTTCCTTAATAAAATCTTCTCTTTAAGTGAAATTAGTGCGTTTTTCATACCTTTTTTTACTTTAGTGACTAACTTTAGGCCTCTATCGAAGAGTTTCTCAAAAAGCTCTTTCTTTATATAGCCCTTATCTCCAAACAAAAGTCCGGTCAGTCTTTTAGTGAGAGTTGGTAAAGGTTTTCTGTCATCAACGTTACCTTTGGTTAGGGTAAGTGCTTGAATTTCACCAATTTCGTTAATCACTAAGTGCAACTTGAAGCCAAAAAACCAACCATACGTACTCTTACTAATTTCTGCTAGATGATTAAAAACTTTATTCCTAGAGATCCTTTTTTTGTGGCAAACGGCAATCGTAGAGGTGTCGATGTAGGAAGTGCCGGTCATTTTCGCTTGTTCACAGAACCATTGCAAAAGTAATGCTAAATACCACAAAACTCGCGGCTTTAAGGCAATAAATCTGTGATATGAAGGCAGCTTTGAAAACTCTGATCTATAGAATAACTGAAGATAACAAAGATAAAAAGCCTTGAAGTTTTTACATGGTGATTTATGGTATAACAGGATTATGGTTAGAATTTCTGAGTGCGCTATTTCTGGTACTCTGGTTGGTTTTTTGCCGTTTGATAAGAACCTATTTGCAAAATTATCATCTACCGCACGACAAAAATCCTCGACGCAACAGTACAGTTCTGTAATATCTTTCTTCATGGGTAACCTCTTATTATTACTAAAATACTCGAGTTTACCCTGTTTCCCTCTTCTTAGTTATACTTTTATCTATTTTCTAATCCATAACTGAGGTTTTTAGTGTTGCCTATATATTTTTGTAGTTTTTCGGACGAATTTGAAATTGAACGTGTATATATACTACAGGGGCATATGAAAGATAAGAGAACGGAGTTGTGCAAAATTTTCTAAAAAGTGAACAGTTTTTGTAATTTTGTTGAACTTACTATAGTAAGACCTAGCAGACCTGGTCTTCTGAATTGTAAATATTTGGGGTAAATATGGACAGTGTCAACTTATGCTTGAAAAAAATTTCTCCACTCTTCCGGAAAAACCTATGAGAAATCCGGTATTACTATAGTAAAAGGTACAGAGACATCTCTCTACCCATTTATGACTGTATTTTAAATTACCAGCCTTTAAGAACATCATCATGAGCTATGTAGCAGAGACATTTTGTCAATAAACATAGCTTATTTTAACAGGAGAAAACAATATGCATGACAAGCAAGCTTTATTTGAAAGAGCAGCAGAAGTAAAAGCAGAACTACTCTCAAGAATAGAATCATCTTTATCCTACTTATTACCAAATGGTACTTTCCACGGTGGTAAGTTCTATGTTGGTAATATTAGAGGAGATAAAGGGAAAAGTTTAGTAGTAGAAACAAGAGGAGAAAGAGCCGGATTATGGCACGATTTTGCTACTGGTGAAGGCGGAGATATACTTAATCTCTGGTGGGATGTTACTAGTCAGACTAAGTTTCTTGATACCATAGAAGATATAGAAAAATGGCTTGGTCACTCAACAAACCATAAAGAAGAATTTTCAGAACATTTAATAGCATGTTGGGACTATCATGATGAAAATAATCAAGTAATAGCTAAAATTTACCGTTATGATAGCACTTCAGGGAAAAAACGATATAGCTGTTTTGATGTAAAAAACTCAAGTAGTACTGCTCCAGATCCAAGGCCTTTGTACAATGTTCCAGGTATAATTAAATCCGATAAAATTGTTTTCGTTGAAGGTGAAAAATGTGCTGAAAGTTTAATCAGTAAGGGCATAACAGCCACAACAATGATGTTTGGAGCAAATTCACCTGTAAATAAAACAGATTGGGCTCCACTCAAAGGTAAACACATAACCATATGGCCAGACAACGATAGTTCAGGTCAGAAATATGCTGAAAATGTTGCAAAGAAGCTTTTAGATATAGGCGTTGCATCGCTTTCTATTCTTAAAATTCCACAAGATAAACCAAAAGCTTGGGATGCTGCTGATTGTATTAAAGAAGGAGTAGACGTAAAAAGATTTTTAACCTCAACTGTTTCTCTCCCATATACAAAAAACGTTACTTCATTTCCTGTATTGCAGTACCTAAATGACAAATCACCAATGCCAGAAGACATAATTGCTCCTAGAGTTTTAACTCCCAGTGGTCTTTTAGTTTTTGCTGGTGCGCCTAAAGTGGGAAAAAGTGACTTTCTTATTTCTTGGCTTTTTCATATGGCATCTGGAACTCCATTTTTTGATATGGTGCCAAAAAGGCCCTTAAGAATCTTCTACCTTCAGACTGAAATCGGTTACCACTATATGCGTGAACGGCTGCAACAGATGAAATTTAGTGAAGAGCTTATTAAACTTGCTGCAAACAATTTAGTTATTACACCACAGACTAAGCTGCTTTTAAATGAAAATAGCATTAAAGATATCGTAACTGAAGCAGAAAGAAACTTTGACCTAAACACCATCGATATCATAGCGGTAGATCCATTGCGTAACGTTTTTGATGCTGATGAATACGGTAACGAAAATGATAATAATGCCATGATTTTCTTTCTCCAGGAGAGAGTTGAAAAACTGCGTTCTCTAATCAATCCAGATGCTGGAGTTATTCTTGTGCACCATACAAAGAAAATGCAAAAGAAACTATTAGAAGAAGATCCATTTCAAAGTTTTAGTGGCGCTAGCAGCTTACGAGGATTCTATACCACTGGAATGATCATGTTTAGGCCTGATGAGAAGAACAGCTATCGTCAACTGATGTTTGAGTTACGTAATGGAAATTCTGTTATGCCAAAATTTGTTGATAAAATTAATGGTCATTGGTACGAAGTTGACGCTGAGTCACAAAGGTTAATAAATAAAGACTATGGTGAAAAACTAGATGCCGAACGTTCTCGCAGATATGACATCATCTTGGACTTAATATGTGCAGAAGGACGTAAGGGTCATGCTTATACAATTAATCAGTTTTGTCAGGCATTTGAAAATAAAGAAGGTCTCGGCAGTACACATTCTATTCGTGATCGTCTCGATGTTCTTGCTACCAAAGGCTACGTTAAATTCAACAAAGAAGGCAAAAACGCTGCAAGAAACAAATACGGAGTACTTTGCGTTGAAGGTATGGAATTTGGGCAAAAAATATTTGATCCAGAGAAGAACAAAAAGGTTACAGTCTATCACAGATTACTACCCACACACTACAAGTCACCACACTATGGCAGCGTAATTCCTGTAGAAAATCCAAATACTTGGGTTTATCACAATTAACACTTTAATCATTTCTTAATTAGAGGGAGAAAATATGCATTCTAAAAATTCCTATACTGGTATTAACCCAAAAGTTGTTAAACACATACGACACTATGCTAAACTTCTGAAGAGAGGAAAAGCTTTTGCTTATAAAGAGATTGAAGATATTGAGCAAGATCTTTTACTTGACTGTTTGCCTGGCCTTAATGAACTTGAAGGGCATTTTATAAAACAGTACGTTAAATGCCGTGCCCTCAATTTAAAAGAAAAAGAACTATGTAAAAAACGTACCATTAATTTTGTTGATGAAGCTTTATACGAAGAGAGCGATGAAAGTCTTGAATATACCTCCGCAGTACGCATTGACGTAAATGAAGCAATTGCAAAGTTACCTCGAGAGTTAAGAAAAATATGTAAACTATTGGCAGAAGATCACAGCATTTGTGAAATTTCCAGAAGGACTGGTATACCAAAATCAACTCTCTACGACACAATCAACAAGTTACGCAAAGAGTTTTCCCACCTTAAAACATACCTAAAACGAGATTTCTAACTATAAGGAGGGAAAATATGAAAATAATAAACAGCAAAGAAAGAGCAAAAATGGTCACAGGTGTGAAAATGGTAATCTTCGGACCTTATGGAATCGGCAAGACTAGCCTACTTAAAACTCTTGATGAATCAACAACGCTTTGCCTTGATTTTGAAGCAGGACTTCTTGCTGTACAAGACTGGAAAGGAGATTCAACTGAGATTCGCACTTGGAATGAGGCCAGAGACATTGCTTGTCTTATTGGTGGTCCTAATCCTGCATTAAGGTCTGATCAAGCGTATAGTCAAAAACACTATGAGCATGTCTGTAGCAAGCACAAAGATCTTCTTTCTGAAGTTTCTAAATACCGCTCTATCTTTATTGATAGCATAACTGTAGCATCACGTTTATGCTTTTCATGGGCAAGAATGCAACCGGAAGCTTTTTCAGATAGATCAGGAAGAGAAGATAAAAGAGCTGCTTATGGGTTACTTGCTCAAGAAATGATGGCCTGGCTCAATCAGTTTCAACATATCAGAGACAAAGACATCATCATAGTTGGCACATTAGGTCAATATCTTGATGACTGCAATCGTTCAACATGGCTGCCTCAATGTGAAGGAGCTAAAACTGCTAGTGAAATTCCTGGGATAGTTGATGAAGTAATCAGTATGGTTGGAATCAAGAAAGATGATGGAACGGAGAAACGTTCATTTGTCTGTCAGACTATTAATACTTGGGGATATCCAGCTAAAGATCGCAGTGGCTGCCTGAATATGGTTGAAGAACCGCATCTGGGAAAATTACTTACGAAAATTAAAGCTAAGGCTTTTGCTACTGCTGCTTAAATTTCTACTCAAAGTTAACTTTTAGAGGTTATATATGTTACAAGACTTTTTCACCATTACTCAAAAAATTCCCTTTTTCAGTGTAAAAGAATACTTGGATGATCAATCGCCAATACCAGAAGATATAATCGCACCAAGGATTCTAACTAAAAGAGGTCTATTAGTACTGGGTGGCCCACCTAAGATTGGCAAAAGCGACTTTTTGATCTCTTGGCTTGTTTACATGGCTGCTGGAGTTTCATTTTTGGGTATGACTCCAAGCAAACCTATGAAAATTTTCTATCTGCAAACTGAAATTGAATATGAATATATGAAAGAACGTTTGCAACAACTTCAACTGGATAACGAACTTTTGAATATAGCTGCCAATAACTTAATCATTACACCAAGAGTACAATTATCTTTCAGCAGTGAAGAAATAGATGAAATTAAAAATGTTATTAAAGAGCGTTTTAAACCTGATATTATTGCAATCGATCCTCTTCGCAACATCTTCAACTCAAGTGAATATGGCAATGAAAATGACAATAGCGCTATGCTATTCTTTTTGCAAAAAACGCTTGAAAGACTGAGAAATGTTATCAATCCAGATTCGGGCATAATACTCACTCACCACACAAAAAAACTGTCCAAAAAGATGCTGGAAGAAGATCCATTTCAAGGCCTAAGCGGTGCTGGATCTTTACGTGGATTTTATAGCACTGGCATGGTGATGTTTGCTCATGATGAGGAAAGCACTGTCCGTCAAATAGTATTTGAGCTTCGTAATGGTGAACGTGTAGCAAGTAAGCTTGTTGATAAGATAGATAGTCGTTGGAAGCTTGCAGACCAATGGAGTTGATTCCTTTTTTTCACTTAATTTATAGGAGGACAATATGTTATCAGATTTTTTAACTGATTTTAATAACGCAAAACTGCAGAGCAATTTAATACCAAAAGGTACAATAGTCAAGGTAAAAATGGCAATAAAGCCTGGAGGTTATGAAAATTGGTTCACTAAAAGCTACACTACCGGCAGCATCTATTTAAACGCTGAATTTACCGTCACTGAAGGTCAATATGCAAAACGTAAGATTTTTCAAGTAATTGGTATTAAAAGTGGCAAAGCAAGCGTTGAAGGAGAAGATACTTGGGGAGAATCTGGTCGTTCCATGCTTAGAAGTATTTTGGAGTCAGCACGAAATATTCATGCACATGACACTTCAGAGAAAGCAGTTATTGCTAGAAAAATCAACTCTATAGCTGATTTTAACGGATTAGAGTTTACTGCAAAAGTTGGTATTGAAGCTGATCGGTATGGAGAAAAAAACAAGATTGCTACTGTTATTACCCCAGAGCAAAATAAAAATGTTGAAAATGATTGGGTTGTTCCGTTTTGAGGTATGACGAATATGGATTGCTGCCATTGAGAGGGCTATGAAAGATGCAGTAGGAAAAAACGTAAAGCTGAAAGAAGAAGCGATAAAATGCAGAGTCTTTTGAAACTGTTTGTGAGCTTTGATTTTCAATATGTCAAAAAGCATTGTTTCGATATTCTCAAAAGAAAAAAGTAGTTCTGGTTTCTTAAGATAAAAGAATATTTAAGCATAGAAATGCACTTCAAAAAAAATTTTCATTTTTTCCGGAAAAACCTGTGAGAAATCCGGTATATATATAGTAAGAGGGGCAAACATGTCAATACTCACACAATCAGGCAGAGCAGCAATAGCAGCCAGCATAAAAGAGCAATCTCTACATCTTGCTTGGGGCAGTGGTGATGCCAATTGGGAAAGTAGTCATCAAGTCGAAAAAGTTTTTGTTGAGGATGAAATAGCTCTAGATCACCATACTATTAAAGATGTAAGGGTTTTTACAGGACAAACAACTTATCAGCCAAGTATAGATTATATAGTTGATAGCAGTAGTGGTGTAATAAAACGTACGGAAAATAGCTCTATCACGGCAAATAGTGCAGTTACTATAGAGTATACTGAAAGCACACCACCAGAGCTGATAACTTCTGAAAAACTGCTCAATGAGCTTGGTAGACGTACTGCAGATGAAGTTCTTTTCTGCACAGGTGATGAAAATGGAGAACTAATTACTCCCTCAGGACGGTTTAAGCCATCAAATGTACCAACCAATAATTTATACCTTAAATTTACTTTCGATTTCACGAACGCAGCAAATCAAGTTATACGGGAATTAGGAGTTATGGTTGGTACAAAGGTAAAAGAAAAGTTGCCTCCTGGACAGAGATATTTTGAACCACAAGATATAGAAGACCCAGGGATCTTATTAGTTTTAGAGCATACAGTACCGCTCATTAGGACTTCAGCAACCCGGGAAACTTTTTCATTTGTTGTAACTTTTTGAAACAAAATGACTTTAAACGCCTATTATAACCGCTTTAATCCTGACAAAGAATACGAAAAAAGCTTATTTCTTGCAGGAAGAGGTTTACAGTCTGCAGAATTAAATGAAACTCAGGAGTATGCTCTTTCTAAGCTTAAAGGTATAGGTGATGCAATATTTCGTGATGGTGATGTTATAACAGGAAGCAATTGTATTATAGATAGAGAAACTGGTAAAGTTACACTTGAAGGAGGAAAAATCTATCTGCGTGGAGCAGTTAGAAAAGTCGAAAAAGAAGAATTTACTATTCCACTGAGTACTATAGTTCGCATAGGTGTTTATTATGTAGAATCTACCATTACAGAACTTGAGGATGAAAACCTTCGTGATCCTGCAATTGGTACAAGAAATTATCAGGAAGTAGGAGCAGCAAGGCTTAAAGTTTCCACCATTTGGAGTTATCAAGCTGAGGGTGTGACTACTAATGCTTCAGGAGAATTTTATCCAATTTATAACATTGAAAATGGAGTATTAATAGAACATTCACCGCCACCACAAGCAAACATAGTAACTACAGCTCTTGCTCGTTATGATAAAGAAGCAAATGGTTCCTACGTCGTAAATGGTCTTGAAGTAATGTTCTTGCAAAAGAAAGAGGGAGAAGGAGGAAAAAAAATATTTGTGATTAATGAGGGCAAAGCTCATGTTGATGGCTATGAGATTGAACTTCCTCACAGTATTCGAGTTTCTTTTGATGAAGATCCGGATATAAAATCAGTTGAATCAGAACCACATACTTTTCAGCCAAATAGCCAAAGAGTAATGGAACTGAAGGTTAATGATTTTCCAATAAGTGAAATCAAAAAAGTAGACATAACTGTTCAAAAAACTATTACTGTTACTCACGGTTCATCAACTATGTTTTTTAAATTTTTTATTTGTATAATTTTGCAACTTTACCCAACCATATAGATAATAAAAACCCGTTTGTCATAGAAACAGAATTCTATATCAAACAGCTGCTGCAACAATTTCCGTTTAAGCTATTGTGAATAAGCACTTTAAGTTTGTGCGGACGTGCTTATTCACAATATTCATTTCAATTACTGCTATGTAAATTTTAAATATTCAAATTAATTGCTTCTTTAAGCCTTGCGTTAGCAATTACTATAATTTTACGCATTAGAGCTGTTATAGCTACCATCTTCTTCTTACCACTTTCAACAAGCTTAGAATAAAAGGCACCAAGTACAGATTTGGACTTTGCAGCAGCCATGGCAGATGTAAAAAGTTTTGCACGAACATTGCTTCTACCACCTGTTATTCTTCGGTATCCAATAGTTTTACCACTTTCTTTTGGATAAGGTGCAACCCCAGCAAGGCTTGCAACTTCTCTCCTGCTTAAGTAACCAAGCTCTGGCATTAAACAGAGAAAATCTTGAGATAACTTTGGACCTATTCCAGGAACTGTTTTTAGGATTTTTTGACGTTGTTGTAACTCACGGCTTTCATCAATAATTTTTTGTATAGTATTATTGAGTTCATCTATTTGAATATTAAAGAATTCGATAGTTTTTTGACAACTTTCTTTTATATGGTCATTTTCAGGTGCTGCCAGTCTACATTTTTCCTGAGCTCTCATTTGCGTAATGTCATCACGACGTTGACAAAGTGCAACCAAGGTTGATTGATTTTCAAAAGTGGGTACAAATAGAGAGATAGTGCTGTGGCGTTCAAATCCATATTGAGCAAGAGCTCTTGCATCTGATTTATCAGACTTTGCTAAAGTTCCGTGAGACAAGATAAAGCTTTTTACTTTACGGGTATTAGCTCGATGTGTGGCAATATTTTTGTCAACAAGAAAATGTAATAAACCAAGCTCATACTTTCCTGTATTTTCTAAAGTTACTAAAGAATTAGGTAGGATATCTGAAAACTTTTGAAACAATTGTTGCCAGCCAGAAGTATTATTGTCAAATCCTACAGTATTCTTCTGTTCGTGAACTGCAACAACATTTTTAAATTTCCCGATATCAATGCCAATAAAATTTTGATAAGATGTAATCATTATAACCTCGATAGTTTAATTAATTTAAGATTGTAAACGGGTGCATATACATGTCCCACACAACTATTCAAACGTATCGAGAGATGGGCTAGTGTACCTTGATGGACACGGTTGTAATACCAATATTCTGCCGGTCGCACACGCCCGTGATAACCCTATTCCTATAGTGAGTAGGGTTATCTTTCCCTCTTATTTCCTTTATATCATATTTTTGACTTACAATATTCTGGAGCTATTGATCCAATACCTGACTCTGCAGTACTTGAGATTATTCAAGTTAAACAAGGCAATGTTATTTATGAAAATAGTATAGATTACAAATTAAACGCAGGAAACGTTGATTGGTCATTACCCGGCAAAGAACCAGCTCCTGGAAGTAGTTATCAAATAACTTACCGCTGTCGTACTCATGTAAGCCCTGAAGATATAAGTGAACAGGGATGCAAAGTAAAAGGAGCAGTTGATAACAGCTTGGTTCTGATTGATTACACCTGGAAAATGCCCCGCTATGATTTAATTACTATCGATAGCAAAGGAGTGGTAAGAAGAATAAAAGGAATTTCCCACCCTTGGCGACCATCAATGCCTAGAGCGCCTAGTGGACAACTTTTGCTCTGCTACATTCATCAGACGTGGAAAAAAGGCGAAGGGGTAAAAATAGTGAATAATGCTATTCATGCTGTACCGATGAATGAGCTTGAAGCAATGAAAAAAGGAATAAATGATCTTTATGCGCTGGTTGCCTATGAACGTCTACGCAGTGATGCAAATTCAAGAGAACCTACTACCAAAAAAGGAGTATTTGTTGATTCGTTTTTTGATGATGATATGCGTGATCAAGGAATTTCACAGTCTGCAGCAATAGTAAATAAGGAACTAATTTTACCGATAGACGTAGAAATTATTGATGTTGAAAAGAGCACAAAACCTTATCTTTTACCGTATGAACTTGAGCCGGTACTGGAGCAGCTTTTACAGACTAAAGGAGAAAAGATTAATCCATATCAAGCTTTTGATCCAGTACCGGCAAAAGTTACCATGAACAAAAACATAGATCACTGGACGGAAGTTACCACAAACTGGAAAAGTCCAGTAACTAGAGAATTTAATACTAGAGAAACAACAGAGCTGCTGTCAAGTACTTCATATGAAGCTGAATTTATGAGAGAAGCAGTACAGAATTTTGAAATTGAAGGTTTTGGGCCAAGTGAGAAGCTTAAGGAGGTGAAGTTCGATGGTATCGTCATTCAGCCTACTGCATAAAAACATGCTCACAGCTAACAATCAGGGAAAATTACAGGGAAAGGTGAAAGTACCAGCAAATATTCCAGCAGGTACCAAATTAGTACAGTTTTATGGGGATAAAGGAAGCTATGGAGAGGCAACTTATACTGGTAAAAAAACAATTACCATAGAGGAAAGAAGAAGAGTTATCGCAGCAAGAAGAGTTGATCCTTTAGCGCAAACATTTACTCTGAATGAGAGTAGGCACATAGGAGGTGTGGAGCTATGGTTTGTAAATAAAGGCAAAAAACGTGTTGTTGTGCAGATTAGAGAAACAGCAGTGGGAGTGCCCTCGCAAACTGTCATTGCTGAAAGCTATATTGAGCCAAAAGATATAAAGATAGATGGCACAGCAACACGTATAGAGTGGTCACCAGTGTTTTGCCATGCAGGAGAGGAGTATGCAATAGTACTACTTACTGATGATTCGGGTACTGCAGTAAAAATAGCAGAACTTGGTAAGTATGATGCAGTAAATAGCCGTTGGGTAACAAGCCAGCCATATCAAGTAGGAGTATTACTGTCATCTAGTAATGCAAGTACCTGGACTCCACATCAAAATTTAGATTTAACGTTTCGACTACTAGCTGCAAAATTTAGCGAAAATTCTCACGTTATTGATCTGGGAAAAGTTACAGCAACCAATACTTCAGATTTAATTGTTTTGACGAACGTCGAAAAAGTAGCATTTGATACCAATGTGGAATTTATCTTAACAGATGAAGAAGGAAAAGAAAATTTTTTGTCTGATAATTTGCCACTTGCACTACGTGAAAGACTATCTGGAAAGCTAACAGTAAAGGCAAATTTAAAAGGGTCAAAAGAAAAAAGTCCAGTGCTATATCCTGGGTTACAGCTAGTTCTAGGTAATCTTTTAGAGTCTGGAGATTATGTTACAAGAAGTATTACAGCAGGAGCTAACACTAAGATTACCATAACATATGATGCGCTAATACCTGGCACTGCAGATGTTAAAGCATATGTACAAAAAAACGTGGATTGGCAATTAGTAAATTTAACATCAGGAAAACCAATTGGAGAAAATTTGGTAGAGAGAACTCATGTGCTATCAAATTTTAATGGTAATGATACAAGGATAAAATTGGTTTTAAGTGGAACAGTTGTTTATCGCCCTAAAGTCAAAAATCTACGAATCATTATCACTTAGCAGAATGTCAGATGATAAAACAAGTAGAGGATATTCTTTGCCTCATCCAGAAAATATTGCTGTGCAGGATGTTGTTCGTATCCGTACCACAATTGAGAAAATAGATGAAGATATTACCGAAAGAGAAGATGAGCATAATCAACTAAAAAATAATTTTAAACGATTTAGATTTGAAACTTTTTTGAATTTTTGGGAATGAAAGAAGCAATATACCAAAGGATAAAGGATTTAGCAGCAAACAGCACACCTGATCAACTTGCATATCTTGCAAAATCGCTGGAATTGATAGCAGATAAAAAAGCTATTTCTGATATTGTGCAAATGGCTAAAATAAAAGAAATAATTGATGCACTACAAAAAAGACTTAAGGATTTAGCAGAAAACAGTACTCCAGATCAATTAGCATATCTTGCTAAAGCACTGGAATCAATAATCGACAAAAGTGCGGTTTCTGAAATTGTACAGATGACTGATGGTAAGCTAAAAGAACTTCTTGATAGTGCAAAAAAACACTTAACTGATCTGGATAATAAAAAAGCTAGTTCTTTAGCAGTGATCTCTGAATCAGAGAAGCAGTTATTAAAGAGAATTGATGAAAAAGGAACAACAAATTTATCGCTACTTGATACGAGAAAGAATGCCAATATTGCAGCAATAAACAGTGTTGGCAATGATCATAAAGATGGTCTTAAAGGTTTAGTGAATAACTTCCGTACTGTTAATGATGTACCAAGTGGCTCATCAATCATGAAAGAAGTAAGAAATCGTCATATGATTGAACCTGGAGCATTACCTTTTTTATTTGGTGTACTAAGTAGAAAAAATAATTACTTTGGCCACGGAACTTTTACAACTGAGCTTGGTCAGTGGAGTAGTGATGTAACAAAAACAGACTATATGCTACAACTACTAGCAGGTACTCACACATATGAAAGCTATGTTAGTTTTTATCGGCCAAGACAACTCAGTTTTTTAGAGGGAAGCAAAGGTACATTTATCTATGGAGAATCATACCCAAGATTCATGTATGATGGATTTTCGGAGCAATTCAATATGCTGAAATACCCTTATGCTGCATTGGGACTAATATTCGTAAAAAACACAAGCAATGTAGATATAAGTAAAACTCTAAACTTTGTTGGATCTGCAATGTGGTATAAAGATGAAGTTAATTATGGAGGAGCAGGATTATTTATAGGTACACCTGATAAAACTAATACAAGGAAGTCAGAGATTTCGAGAATTACTTGGACACGTATTTACCAGCATGAAATTAACAGTCCTGAATTTATTGCATCAGGTAACATACTCATTCCAGCAGGAAAAACTGTTGCAGTGTTACTTTATACGTCATCTAATCTTCACTCAGAAGGTGAAAGAGTTGGTGAGACACCTGAGTTCTTTGCAAGTGAGCACACGTATAGCACAATCTATGGTCAATTTATTCAGTGGGGAATATATAATTTTCGCAGCAATTTTCTAACCACGGGACTTGAGGTGGACGTAGAGAGAACGCTAAGAGCTTGGCAATGCCCAGGATTAGATGCCACTCATAAAATTTGGAATTGATACTAGAAAACGGAGAAAACCAATGCCAATTTATATTAGATTTGAACATAACAAACAAGTAGAAACAACAACGCTTGAAAGTAAGCCAATTGGAAATGATTGGTATGAAGCGCCAAAGAATTTTGACTGGCAAAAGAGTTATCAGTTAACAGAAGGAGGAGAAATTGCTCAGCGGAGTCAAGAAGATATTGAATTGGAGTTACTACAAAATGCGAAGTTTTCTGCACTTTCTAATCTTCGTGCTTATTATGATAACTATACTAACCAATACACAGGAGTATCTCATCAAAAGTCTAAATCGTATCAAATACAAGAAAAAGCCGCAAAAAGCATTCTAGCAGACCAGGATGAAAAGGATAAAGAAATTATAGAACCATTAGCAAAAGTCCGTGGTATTACAGTTATTGAAATGGCAAGAATAATTGAAGAAAAAGCAAAAAAAGCAGTAAAAGAAATAATTAAATGTGAAGAGTTGGAAGACATTACCAAGAAGAAAATTGCAGAAGCCAAAAGTAAAAATGAGCTAGAGAACTTACTAAACGATTTTAAACAAAAGATACAAAGAAATGGCTGAAGAATTTTTACACGGAGTAAATGTTATAGAGGTAACCTCAGGGGCAAAAACAGTACGTACAGCTAAATCATCAGTGATAGGTGTAATTGGTACCGCACCTGAAGCAGATGGGCAAAAATTTCCACTGAATAAACCAGTGTTAATTGCAGGAAGCTTGAAGGAAGCAGCAAAGCTTGGAAAGAGTGGAAGTTTACCTTCTGCAGTAAATGGAATATTTTCCCAGATTGGTGTAACAGTTATAGTAATTAGAGTTGAAGAGAGTGAAAACAGCGATCCAAAATTAAAAGAAGAAGAGACGCTGAAGAATATAATTGGCGGTGTTGATAAAGAGACTGGAGAGTATCAAGGGATAGAGGCATTCCTCAACAGTGAAAGTATAGTTCATGTTGCTCCAAGAATATTAATTGCTCCTCAATTTACTCATCAATTGCCTGAATCTAAAAACCCAGTAGTAGCAGCTTTGATAGGAGTAGCAGAAAAGCTAAGAAGCATAATAGTAGCAGATGGTCCAAATACCAATGATGAAGAAGTAATAAAATGGAGAAAAAGTGTAGGCAGCTCAAGAGTTTACGTAGTTGATCCTTGGGTTAAGGTATTTATTGAAGGAAAAGAAGAAATTTTGCCAGTAAGCCCATTTGTAGCTGGTTTAATAGCGAAAGTAGATAGTGAGCAAGGATTTTGGCATTCACCTTCAAACAAAGAGATAAATGGTATTGTTGGAACAAGCAGGCCTATTGATTTTACGCTCGGTAATACAAATTGTAGAGCAAACCACTTGAATGAAAATGAAGTAACAACGATAATTCATCAAAATGGCTATAGGCTTTGGGGAAATAGAACATGTTCAAATGACTCAAAATGGGCTTTTCTGTCAGTGAGAAGGACTGCAGATTTAATCAATGATAGTTTACTTCGAGCTCATTTATGGGCAGTTGATCGCAATATCACCAAAACTTATATAGATGATGTAATTGAGGGGGTGAATTCTTATTTGGCCAATTTAAAAGCACAAGGAGCTATTATTAGCGGAAAATGTTATGCAACACCTGAACTCAATACACCGGCAAATATTGCAAGCGGGAAAGTATATTTTGATTTCGAATTTACACCACCATATCCAGCAGAACAGATTACTTTCAGGTCACACCTGGTGAGTGGTACAATATTATAAAAATGGGAGAAAGAGATGTTACCGAAGATTTTAAAGAATTTTAATGTATTCGTAGATGGTCGTGGTTATGCAGGAAAAATAGATGAAATAACCTTGCCAAAACTTACCATAAAAACAGAAGAGTATCGTGCTGGTGGTATGGATATTCCAATAAACATCGATATGGGCATGGAAAAGCTTGAAGCTGAGTTTACTTTTGCTGAATATGATACAGAGCTATTTCGGCTATTTGGGTTGATAAATGGAAATTCAGTATCTTTAACTCTTCGTGGTGGTATGCAAGGCAGTGGTAGCAATGATATAGAAGCAGTAGTAATAAACCTTAGAGGAGTATTTAGAGAATTTGATTTTGGTAGCTGGAAACCTGCTGAGAAAGCAACGCTGAAATGTACTGTAGCTGCCCATTACTATAAACTTACTATAGGCGGTAATGAGCTGATAGAAATCGATGCTGAAAATATGGTTAGAAAGATAAATGGTGTTGATCAAATGGCACTACTTCAGACGGTTTTAGGCATATAAAAACATATTTGAAATTTTATTTTTAAGGAGGCGATAATGCACACTATAATACTTAATAACCCAATAACAGTTGACGGGATTTCTGTCTCAGAATTATCGATGCGTGAACCTAAAGTAAGAGATTTACTTGCTATAGAACGCATAGAAGGCGAAGCTTTAAAAGAAGTAGCTTTAATTGCTAATCTAGCATCCGTACCAAAAGAAGTAGTTGAAGATTTATGTATTAAAGATTATGTAGAAATACAGAAGGTGCTAAAAGGTTTTTTGTCGCCGCTGGAACAGAGGAGTTAAGATTCAATATTTTAAAACTTAGCTCAACAACAGGAAGTGGAATTGAGCAAATTATTAATATGAGTATAAAAGAGTTTCTAAAGTGGTTAGAAGTAAGTGAAGGAGTAACAAAAAAATGTCAATGCTTTCAATAAAGATCGGTGCAACATTAGATGGCAGTTTTAATAGTGCAATGACAGGTAGTGCAGCAAAGCTTTCTAAGTTGGGTGATAGTATAAAGCAGCTTGATTCGTCAATGAAATCTGTTTCCAAATTTAAGCAACTAAATCATGATGCCCTTGAAGCCATGAAGAATTGGAAGGAAGCGGAGAAGAAATCAAAAGAATCAGCTGCAGCAATTGCTAAAGAAAAGAAGGAAAAAAAAGAACCAAGCAAAGCACTGAAAAATGAATTTGAAAAATTGAAAGCATCGGCATCAAAGGCAAAAGAGGCTTATATTAAAAAGAGAGATGCACTTCACACATTAAATGAAGAAGTAAGGAAAAGTGGAAAGGATATTAAATCATTAGTGAGAGATCAAACTAAACTTGGTTCATCTATTGAAGTACTTAAAGGAAAATACAGTAAATTAGGATCTGTAATACAAAAACAGCAAAATGCTTTGGCAAAAAAAGCGCATTATAGATCACAAGTAATGGAGACTATAGGACTAGGTCTTTCACTTGCAGCACCAATTAAAGTTGCGATTGACTTTGAATCTGCCATGGCTGATGTTAAGAAAGTTGTAAAGTTTCAGTATGATGAAGAAATGAACGAATTCAGTGAGAATATAAAAAAATTATCCCGTGAAATACCGCTATCAGCTGCAGAGTTAGCACAAATAGCTGCAAGTGGTGGACAACTTGGTATTGACAAAAATAAGCTACTTGGATTTACCACAACAGTAGCTAAAATGGCCACAGCATTTGACATGTCTGCCGAACAAGCTGGTGATTCCATAGCTAAACTTTCTAACGTTTATGGAATTGATGTTAGTGAAATGGAACATGTTGGTAATGTGATCAACCACTTGTCAGATAACAGTGCTGCCAAAGCAAAAGATATGGTTGAAGCTCTAGCAATAGTTGGTGGTACTGCAAAACAATTTGGTCTTGATATCAAGGAAACAAGTAGTTTAGTAAATGCCTTCGTTAGTTTAGGTAAACAACCAGCAAAAGCTGCAACTGCTATAAATGCTCTACTTAGCAAACTTCAAACTGCTGAAGGGCAAGGCAAAGAATTTAAAGCAGCATTGGAATCCATAGGCATAACTGCAGAAGAGATGTCACAAAAAATTGCTCAAAATGGTCAAGACGCACTACTTTATTTTTTTGAAACCCTGGAGAAAGTAGATAAACAGGAACGTTCACAAATCCTTCTCAATCTCTTTGGTCAAGAATATCAAGATGATATTGCGTTGATAGTTGGAAGCCTAAAAAAATATGAAGATGCCATAGCTTTTGTAGCTGACAAAGAAAAGTATAAACATTCCATGCAAGAAGAATTTGACAATCGCGCAAGGACTACAGCAAATAATTTGCAGCTACTCAAAAATACAATAGCAGAACTAGGAATGAACTTAGGGTCAATTATGCTACCTCCTTTAAATTGGATAAGTAAGATTTTGAGGTCTATATCTACAGGTATAGCTTGGTTCGCAGAGAAGTGTCCAATTTTGACTACAGGAGTTATGAGCATAATTTCAGCTCTTATTATTGGCAAGATTGCAGTAGTAGGTTTTGGTTATGCATTTGCATTGGCTGGAGGTGGAATATTAACTTTTAAGGCTATTTTGCAGGGAACACTTTTGCCAGTATTAACTTCGTTATCAGCTCGAGTAATTCCAGCAGTGATCATGGGACTGAAAGCTTTAACGCTAACCAATCCTATAGGAGCTGCTATTGCTGGACTATCATTTGGTGCAGCGCTTGTAATTGCTAATTGGCAAAAGGTAAAGGACTTTTTTTCAAGTCTCTGGAAATCAATTACAAAATCTATAGAAAATTGGATTGGTATAGGAAAATTTTTTAATGATAGTCCAATAAAAGCATTAGAGAAACCAGTAGAAGCAAAAATAGGCAGTGCAACTAGTGAAAATAATGTTTTTAGTAAAGGAAATCCTTTATTGAATAATAATGCTTTTAGTGGAGTTTCAAATAGTAGAACGAATATTATTGAAAGTGTGATTACAGAAAAAAGTTCTGTAGCAGATAATTCAGAGAAAGTTTTAAAAGACTGTGAAAAGTGTGAACAAAAAATTTTCAATCAAACTTTTACATTTAATATAAGTATAAAAGCAGAACCTAACCAAGACGTACGTAGTCTTGCCGATGCAGTGATAAAAAGAATAAGAGAAAAATCGCGAGACGTTCTATTTGATTCAATAGAACCAATTTATTAATGCTATCACTTGGTCAACATAAGCTTTCTCCAACAAGTGTAAGGTATAGTAAAGAAAATCGTTGGAGTACTATTGAGTGTATTGGTAAAATACCTTCATTACAAAATATTGGCCAAGGTACAGAAAATATAGACTTAGAAGGAGTAATTTATTTCCATAATCTCAATGATTTTAATCGATTAAAAAGTATGAAAGAAGCTGAGAAAAATCAGGAACCAAGTATCTTAGTAGATAATTTAGGGAATGTTTTGGGAAGATTTGTTATTGTGCGGTTAGAAGAAAAGCAAACGTCGTATTTTCCCTGTGGATTACCAAAAAAGGTTGAATTTAGCTTAAGTTTAAGGAGTTATGTATGACAGTACATTATATAGCACGAGAAAATGAAATGTTGGATTACATATGCTTTAAACACTATGGACATAGCTCTGGAGCAGTAGAATTAGTATTGAAGGAAAATCCTGGACTTGCGGAGTATGGAAGTTTTTTGCCTGCAGGATTAAAAATTAAGTTACCTATAATACAAGAGCAATTAAAAAAATCGAAGTTAAAAGTGTGGGAGTAAATGAAACCTGAATTTAGCATTGAAGGAATAAAAGATCATGTAATATCGGTGCATCTTACTGATGAATCTGGTACTATAGATGATGTTGCAGAGGTATGCGTTGATTATGGCAATGAAAATGTAGAAGTTCCAAATGAATTGAACATAGCACTAGGTTATAAGGAAACGGGAATCTTTCCAATGGGTATATATACAGTCAACGAAGTTACGATACAAGGTCCACCTAAGACTCTATTAATCAAAGCTCATGCAACAAATTTAAGAATATCTTTAAAAGCAAAGGTATCAAAAGAATGGCATCAAATTACCATAGAAAACTTAGTGAAAGAAATAGCTCAAAAACATGGATATGGACATAAAGTTGCTGAGGAATTTAAGAATGTATTGATACCCCATATTAATCAGGCAGATGAAAGTGATATAAGTCTGTTAACAAAGATCGCAACAGAGCGTGAAGCAATGGCAAAATTAGCTGGTGGGTATATATTGTTTATTTCAAAAAATATGGCAAAATCAGCCACAGGAAAAGCTTTAGGAACAACTACTATTATACCTCAAGACACAATTAATTGGAAAGTGCATTTTACCGTACGTGATAAGTATAATTCAGTAGTAGCAAAATGGTATAGCTATGAAAAAGGTGAAACTATTAAAGAAACAGTTGGTAGCGGTGAACCAAGTTATATTATGCTGGAACTTTACTCAAATGCAGAGTCAGCACTAAGTGCAGCAAATGCCAAGTTGAAACAATTGAAGCGTAACAATGAAACTTTAGATATAACTATGCCTGGTAATCCAGAGTTATTTGCAGAAGCTAAACTTAATCTTATAGGTTTCAATCAAGCAGTAGATAGTGAATGGATAGTTAATAGAGCGGAGCATACTTTAAATAGCTCAGGTTACCTTACTATGTTATCAGCATCTTTGAGTAAGTAATGTTAAGAAAAAAATGAGTAATGATCTATTTAATATGAAGAAACTGTGTGCGAAATATGAAAAAAATAAAGTCTAATGAAAAATATAAGTTACATTTCGCATGGTTCGCACTATTAATAGTATGTCTTGTTATTACATATTGCTATCAAAAATCTAAAGCTACAGATAATTACAAAACAATCTTACGCATTGCTTCTGAAAATTGTAATCTAGATGTAGTAAAGTTTTCAGTAAAGAACCTATTGAGCATTAACACACAAATTCCTAGATTAACTGCGCTACATTGTGCAGCAGAAGGAAAATGTCTAGAATTAGTAAAATTTCTAGTGAATGAAGGAGTTGATATAAATGATACAGGTAGATATAAAGGATGGACAGTATTACATTCTGCCGCATACGGAGGCAATTTAGAGATAGTTAAGTTCTTATTAGAAAGAGGTGCTAATCCTAATACTAGAGATACAGATGGAAAAAACCCTCGGGATGTAGCTGTAATAGAATCAAGGCACAACAAAGATAAACCTTACAGAGAAATTATTAAGCTACTTGCAAATGCAGAGGAACAGCATAAATCAAAATAGTAGTTACTAAAGTAGCTATCCATAATAAATTCACATTTTAAATCATTATGCAAAAGCAAAAAATCCCAATTACAGTAATTGTAACGATGTTAATACAGACCGTAGCAACAATTTGGTGGCTTGCCAAGCTAGATTTACGGGTTCACATGCATGATAAATTTATAGAGCAGAACAACGGATTAAACGTTACGGTATATCGTCTAGAGGAACGGGTAAAAAATCTCTCTGAGGAATTGGACGAATTTAAAGCTGATTTAAAGTAATGATTCTTCTACTTTTGGTGTGTAAGCATCAGATTGAGATTGACGATCCTTCCAGTTTTTGATGTATTGCTCGACTAATGGAGGATCTCCTGTTATAATTAGTAGATTCTCAGCGTTTTTTTTCTGTGCGGCGTCAGAGAAATTGAAAGACCCAGTTATGATTTTTTGGTTATCAATAATCATGACTTTATTGTGAGCGATTGCTGGTTTGAAATCAATATAAATCTTAATACCTTGCTCGAATAACTCATTGATGACACTATATTTTGAATGAATTTGCGACTTATCAAGAATTATCTTAACTTCTACACCTCGTTTTTTGGCTTGAATCAAGGACTCAGCAATAGGCTTTGAAGTAAATTGGTATGCTTGAACTAACACAGACCCTTTAGCATGCTCTACGGAATCAATTATTAGATTGGTGCAATTTTCCCCAGGAGTGAAACATACAGTAGTACTTGGACAAGAAACACAACCTGATAAAAGTGAGCAAGTTAACAGAATTAATAAATATCTAATCATGAAAAAATACATCCTTTCAGTTGACGGCGGAGGCATAAGGGGCATAATACCAGCCATCATTCTAGCAGAAATAGAAAAAAGAACAAGAAAGAGGATAGCTGAAATCTTTCACTTAATGGCAGGAACCTCAACCGGTGGAATTGTTATAGCAGGATTATGTAAAAAAGATAAACAAGGAAATCCCCAATACTCAGCCAACGACCTAGTTGAGTTTTACCAAAAGTACGGAGCATATATTTTTAAATCTTCATTTTTGAGAAGATCAATATTTTCTTGGCTTAATTGCGCACAATACCCACATAAAAATATTGAATTTGTACTGGATAAATATTTTGGAGAGGATATTCTAAAAAATACATTAAGTAAGGTACTGATAACAAGTTATGATATTAACAACAACTATCCTTTCTTTTTTAAGAGCTGGAGAGAAGACAGAAATTTTATCAAATTGAAAGATGCATTACGAGCTACAACTGCAGCACCTACTTACTTTGCACCTAAATATCTTAAAATCAACCAAAAGGAAATGGTATTAGTGGATGGTGGGGTGTTTGCCAATAATCCAGCGGCTTGTGCATATGCAAGTGGTAAGAGGTTATTTCCAAATGATGAGATTATACTGTTATCAATTGGTACTGGCAGGACAGATAGAAGCATAGCTAATTCAAGGAGATTTGGAAAGATAGGTTGGATAAAACCTCTGTTGAACGTAATGTTTGCCTCAAGTTTAGATGCAGTAAATTACCAACTTGATCAAGTTATAGCTGATAAATATATACGCATACAATCGCAATTGAAAATAGCATCACCTGACATGGATAATATTACATCAAAAAATATCAAATCTCTTCAGCAAGAGGCAAAGGCAATGGTAGAAGGCAATCAAAAAGTAATCGATAAATTTTGTGACATTGTATCTTAATTTACATCAAGTAAAATCTAAAGCTTTAGTTGAACCAGAAAAGTAAAATAAGCAAATTTGCCTTGTTGAGAAATCTTATTATCTTTGTGTACTACTTTCTTTTTCACTACTAAAAAATCCACATAAATGGTTAAAAACCTTTTCAATAAAAAGCTCGCTTTCCTTTCCTGTAAAAGCTTCTTTTATTTCATGCAAACTACTTGTTACCTTATTGCTATTTTTTATGACTGAGTAGCTTTCAATAGCTTGGCAAGCAGACAAAATAGTTATTGCCCCTATTATAGTTGAAACAATTATGGCAATTAAAGGTGCTATTGTTGTAAGTACTGCTGCAATTAATGAGATGCCAACACAAAACGCAATAGCTGAAATGCAAAATGCTACTGTATGTTTCCTTTCATGACTAACCATACACACCTTCTTAATAAATCTGTTAAAAGGATAACTTATTTTTTTAGTACCGTCAATATTTTTAGAAAAATTGGCATACTCAAGATAATCATTTGTGATACCAATGAATTACATTAAGCAAATTTCTAGTACCTAATTTAGTTATAGCCTTTCTTGTAATAGTCTGAATGTGATAAGATATGTGTTTATGGCTATAGCAGGCCAGTAGCATATTACGGTCCGTTCGGATTATTGTGAAAAAAGCTATAATTCACTTCAATCTATTTGAACATTATATATTAAGTACAGAAGCACAAGAATTTCATTCAGTAATTTAGATATATTAAATATACAACTATTTTATTGATATTTTAATGTATTATTTATGAGTCAGTAAGCTACTGCAGTTTTTAACCCAGGCTAAGTTTTGAAAGCATAATTTTCAAGCTCCTCAATAGATAAATCTGTTATTTTAGAAATAGCATCAATAGAAACGTCCAACATACGTAGATTATTCGCAACTTTTATTGCCTCTGCTTTGTAAATCTTTTCTTTGTAAACTTGCTTTCTTTGCGATAAAAATTCTACCCATATGTCCAGTTCATCTCGTGATTCTTGATTGTTAATTTTTTTTAACTCTCTTGCCAAGCTTAATAGCTCTTTTTCTCCTTCATCATCCTCATAACAATCTTTTTCCCTTATCAAATCTTCAGCATTCACCGATAATTTTTCTGCTATTTCCCATAGCCTTTCACTTAAAATTTTCACACTCCCCTGTTCATAATGATGTATCTGCGAGGGTCCCACATTAAGCTTTTTTGCTAACTCTTCCTGCGTATATCCTCTTATTATTCTCCACTTTTTTATCTCTTGTCCTCCGTTTTGGCTTGTATAATGTATACTCTCTTTATCAGAATATTCTTCAGTTGATAAACCTACTGCTCGGTAAATTATATCATTAGTAAACCCTGCCTTTAAAATATTTTTTGCTATTTTTATTCTTGCAGCTTTTACATTATTTTCCTCTTCAGCTCCAATAGATTTAGTTAATGCATAAATTGCCTTGCGTCCTCTTGTTTTTGCTATAAAATTATACATCCATTCGATCTTACTTTCGTCAAAACAACCACTTTCTCTTAGCGCTTTTCGCCTAGGAAATAGATTTCTAACATGGATTGATAATCCCTCTGCTATCACTTTTAACTTTTCAATTGGAATGCCACATGCTCCTTGCTCATACCTTAGCAATGTATGATATTTTATCCCTGTCTTATCTACTAAGTCTTTCAGAGCATATTTTTGTTTTAACCTCCAGCTTCTTACATTCTGCGCTATTTTGTATCTTGCAGGGCTAATGTTCTTTGTATTATTGTTCACTATTTTTACGGAAATAAACAT